TGTGATCGCTGCGGTTTCCGCTTTCAGTTAAAAACACTGAAACGCTTGGTAATCAAGACAAAGAATGTAAACATCTTGGTCTGCAATGAATGCTGGGAGCCTGATCAACCTCAGTTGCAACTTGGGATGTATCCTGTAGATGATCCGCAGGCCATACGCAACCCAAGGCCGGACACCAGTTACATCACCTCTGGTTTAAATCAAGCAGGAACACCAGAGGGGGGCAGCAGGATCTTTCAGTGGGGGTTTGCCCCTGTTGGTGGGTCAAGGGCAAATGATGATGGGCTGACCCCAAATAATCTTGTTCTTGGTATTGAACTCGGAACCGTTACCGTGGTAACCACATAGGAGTGAAAATGGAAACCGGCAAAATGAAAAAGATTGCAAAGGATGAAGTGAAGAAGCACGAAAAGTCCATGCATGGCAAAGGCTATGCCAAGGGCGGCGTGACTTCAGAGTCCATGAAAAAGTACGGGCGCAATGTTGCTCGCACCATGAATCAGCGTTCGACCTCGCGAGGTGGGTAATGAATACCGATAAATTTGAATACTGCTCCCTGACGGGCGATCCGATTGGCAAGTACGCGCAGCCTAAACCGTACACAAAGCCAACTCCCAGTACAGGTTATCCGAACGCCATTGCAAACACTCAGACGCAACGCACCCGTGGCACAAAAAACACGGAGCGTGGTTTTGGGCACAGCAAGAAAATGGGGTAATCAGTGAATTACACTGAACTGAAAGCGCGAATCAAAGCGTACTGTGAGAATGATTTTCCGCAGGTTGTTGGGTCTGGTGGGCTGACATCTGATGAACAGATCGCAACATTTGTTCGTCAGGCAGAGCAGCGCATTTACAACACGGTTCAGTTTCCTTCGCTCCGGAAAAACTCCACGGGACTGACAACGGCGTCAAACAAATACCTTTCAGCGCCGGATGATTTTTTGGCCGTTTATTCTCTTGCGGTGATTGACCCGACTTCTGGCGAATACCTGTATTTGCTGAACAAGGATGTCAACTTTATTCGTGAGTCTTTCCCGAGTCCAACAGATCAAGGCAAGCCCAACTACTACGCCCTGTTTGGCCCGACGACGACGAGTGCCACGCCTCCGGCAATTACCAACGAACTGACGTTTTTGCTTGGGCCTACGCCTAATCAAGCGTACACGGTAGAGTTGCATTACTACTACTACCCGACATCGATCACCGTTGTCGCAAGCGGAGAAACATGGCTCGGGGACAACATGGACTCCGTATTGCTCTACGGCTCCATGCTTGAGGCCGCTTCATTCATGAAGTCTGAAAAAGACGTTACCGACGTTTACACGGGCAGGTACAACGAAGCACTGCTTCTTGCCAAGCGACTCGGCGATGGCATGGAACGTCAAGACGCCTACAGGTCTGGTCAGTACAGGATGGAGGTTAAGTAATGGCCTTCACCGGAAACTACCTTTGCAATACGTTTAAACTTGGACTCCCAAGTGCGCTGTTCAATTTTGCAACAGGCACAACAGATGTCTTCAAGGTTGCCCTGTATACAAACAATGCAACCCTAGACGCAACGACCTCTGCTTATACTGCCACCGGGGAAGTGTCTGCCTCTGGGTATTCTGCGGGCGGGCAAGTTTTGTCGCCGACCGTATCAAGTGCGGACGGGGTGACTTTTATTGATTTTGGAGATGTGTCTTGGAGCGCGGCGCTTACTGCCCGTGGCGCATTGATCTACAAAAATGGCGGGGGTGCAATTTGTGTTCTTGATTTTGGTGCTGACAGGACATCAACAACCACGTTCCAATTGCAATTCCCCGCCAACACAAACATCTCCGCTTTAATTCGTTTTCCTTAAAGGAGCGCATCATGGGTCTTGAAAAAGCAAAAGTTGAAGAACTGGTTTCCGGGGGTCTCGTTGCCAATACTGGTTCCGGAGAAAAAATGCTTGCCACCGGCAAGTATGTGGTCGAATGTTTTGATAAAGACGGCAACCTGAAATGGACTGCCGAGTCCAAGAACCTTGTTGTAAACGTTGGCTTGCAGTACATGGCTGGCGTTGCGTTGACATCAACCGCGCAAATTACTTCGTGGTACGTCGGTCTTTATGGCGCTGCCTCCAGCAACAACCCCGCCGCAGGCGACACGATGTCAAGCCACGGAGGCTGGACTGAAGTTACGGCCTATTCCGAGGCCAACCGGCCAGCGGCCACATTTGCTGCGGCAACAAATGCCAACCCGTCAGTTGTCACAAATACGGCCAGCAAGGCAGTGTTTACGATGAACGGCACAACCACGGTTGGCGGCGCATTTTTGACCAGCAGCAATACAAAGAGCGGCACAACCGGCACTCTGTTTTCTGCGGCTGACTTCCAGTCGCCGGGAGACCGCAGTGTTGTCAGCGGCGACGTACTGAACGTCACCTACACGTTTAGCCTTGCCGGTTGATAGGCACGGCCTGTGGAACTCACTAAGCAGCAGTTCATTGACCGCTTTACTGACGCTGAGTTTACGGGCGTCCTGACTGCGGCTAAGACCGATGTTCAGGTCGAAGGCTGGCTATTCAGATTCAATAATGCGGACAACCCGATTGATACGACAGATCTCCGCACGATTGCGGGGCTGGAACTGTTTGTCTCAAAGGGCTTGCTCACGCAGGCTCGGGCCGATGAAATCCTTGGGTCTGTTAGTAGTTGGAACGGGTGGGCATTGGGTCAATCCGTCCGTGTTCTTGTGCCGTTTGCTACGGCCTATCCGGGCACTTACTTGCTGATTGGCATTGATCCGACAGCCTCTGCGCTGACTATCGAGGGCGGGGCGCAGTTTGCTCCGCAGTATTTGGAGGCAGTGTAAATGGCGATCACAACCCTTGACGGTGTTATTGCAGGGTGCCAAACGCCTAAGTTCTTTTTTAAGGCGTTGTCGGGTACGTTGGTTGCAGGCAGACCCTACACGCCGTTTTACGCAGCAGGTATTCCCGGCGCTGCCGTTGCACCAACTCCGGGGCTGGCGGGCGAGGCGCTTACTACTTACGCAGGGCAGATCCCGTTTAGTAACCCGGGGAGTGGTACTTCGTATCTCGCCCGCTTCGTGGGCCTTTCGTCTGGTCAGTCGGGTCAGATAATGTTGGTTGATCGTCTGTGGCATAACAGCGGAATCACCATCACTTCAACTGCATCGCAGACCGTTAACTCAGTGGCCTATCCTGCTAGAGACGAAAACGGAACGACTAATGGCGAGGGGGTGTTGCTTGGGGTTGATGTGTCTACTGCCACCGGCGCTGGCACCCCAACGATTACCGTGACCTACACAAACAGCGATAACACTGGCTCTAGGACTGGCACGAACATCATTGCCACAAGTGCCACATCTCCAATCGGCACTTTTTACCCCATTGGTCTGCAAGCGGGGGACAAGGGGGTTCGTTCGGTTCAGTCCATTACGCTTAGCGCCACTTGGACAAGCGGCACAATCCATTTGGTTGCTTACCGGGTTCTGTCGGTAATTCAGTTGGGGGCGGGGGGCATTTCTACGGCGATTGATGCGGTAACGGGGGGGATGCCTCAGATGTTTAACAACACCGTGCCGTTTCTGATCTTTGTCCCCAGTACAACCCCAACGTCATCTTTGCAGGGTTCGATGACTGTGACGCAGGGCTAAGGCATGGCGATCACCACACTTGCAGGAGTTGAAGCGGGGCTTGTTCCAGCGGGTATTTTCGCCAAGACTTCAGCCAATCAAACAGATAGTCAAAATTACTGGCTCACTTCTTTTTATGCGGCTGGATACCCGCCAGCAGCAGCCACCCCCTCTCCCGGTTTATCGGGTGCGGCTCTTACAAGTTATGAAGGGCAAATTCCTTTTACAAATCCGGTAAGCGGTAATACCTACCTCGCGGGGCTTCGTCGGGCATTTTTGGCAACCACAGTCAATGCCTCACAGCGGACTTTGATGATCGTTGACCGGCTTTGGCATAACTCCGGGATTGATTTAACGGTTACTACGGCACAGACAGTCAACTCGGTTACCTTCCCGGCGCGAGACTTAAACCAATCCACCAATGGAGAGGGTGTCTACTTGTGGCTTGAGGTTAGTTCTCAACTGGGCGCGGGATTGCCAGCCGTTACTGTTGATTACACCAACAGCGCGGGCACTGCTGGACGAACTGGCTCACTTCTTATGTCTTTTAGGACTGCCGCTCCACAAGGCCATGTGTTTCCGATTGGGCTTGACACAGGGGACAAGGGTGTTCGTTCGGTTCAGTCAATTACTTTTTCCGTCGCGGTATCGACTGGGGCAATCCATCTGGTTGCGTATCGACCGATTGCAATGATTAACAACGCATCTGCTGCTTCAAACTACAGCGTTGATGACGCGCTGACACTTGCAATGCCTCAACTTTGGAACAATAGCGTTCCTCAAAACGTATCAATCCCGGCAACGAACGGAGCGGTAGACGGCGGCGCAATTACTGTTCAGTACGCTCAGGGGTAGAAGATGAGCGGGTATGGTAGACCGCCGTTTAACTCCACTCTGCTGTTTAAACAGCCGAGTCTTGCACTGCGGCAGGTCATCCAGTTTGCCGACCCAGACCCTACAGAAGCAACGGTGCAAGGTAATTGGTTCTGGGGGGTTACTGTCGATGGCATCTACCCAAACTCCGACGTAACAACTACCGGATGGAGCGCAGTTCCACCCGGCCCGCTTTACGCTGTAATTGACGAAGTAACTCCAAACGACTCTGATTACATTGTCAGCCCTAACTTGGCTGCGACTCCGGGGCCAGCGGTATTTGGGTTGAATCAGAGTGCCGCAGCAGGCTCCTACACGGTCAATGTTCGGGCAAAATACGGGCTTACCGCAGGACAGTTCAGAGTCAGTATGCTGGACTCTGGCGGAACCAGCGTTGGCACATCTTCTTGGACTGCCGTCACAGGGGCGTTCACAACGTACCCCATCTCCCTCACCACCACCGGCACCGCAACTCAAGTAAAGATTGAGGTTCAGTAATGGCTGATAACGTACCAATCACAGCGGGCAGCGGCACTCTAATTGCCACGGATGAGGTTACTGGCACGGGCGAACAAGTCCAGTTGTTCAAAATCGCTATCAGCGCAGACGGCGACAGGACTCTGATCCCAGCGACTGCGGCAGACGGCCTGCTGGTCGATATCAGCAACGCCTCTGTGCCGGTTGGAGATGGAACCAACAACGTCACCATTGACGTTGACCCAACAGACGGCGAGGCCAATTCAGGCAATGCAATGCACGTTGAGGGCCGTACCTACGTCTACAACGGTACGACTTGGGATCGGGCGCGGGGCAATATCAGCAACGGCTTGCTGGTTGATGTCAGTAGGGTTCAGGGTCAGGTTCAAGTTGGTGACGGCACTAACGCTGTCAGCGTAGACACTGCGGGCACTGACGCTGAGACTAACGCTGTAAACCAACTGCACACGCAAGCGCGGATGTACGGGTTTAACGGCACGACATGGGACAGAACGCGATCCAGCGCCCTCACTTTCAAGGCCAACCAGTTCACTACCGCGCAGACTGGTGTAGCCATCTGGACTCCGGCGAGCACAAAAGCAGTGGTTATCACTGCCATGCAAATTCAGTCCTACGGCACAACCGCAGGCACGGCGATCCTATGGTTCGGCGCGACGGCTGACACGACCTACACGCGAGGCACTGACGGCGCGATATTTGATGGCGAGTTTGCGCCAAGTGCGACCAACAAGCCCGGTGTTTATGTGGCCTTCCCGACTCCGATGCGTGGCACTGCGGACTATGTGCTGCGACTGACGACGACGAATGCTCAGAGCATCACGGTCAACGTCTGGGGCTATGAAATCTAATGGCGACCGACTTCTTCTTGCGGGGGACTACATCGTCAGTCGGAGGGGCTGGTGATCGCATTCTCAGTCAGCGCAGAGGGCGTGCGGCCAGTACTGCGGGCACATCCGCGACAGCAGGCGGCACTAACATTCAGGTGACGATTTCATTAGGAGGTCAGGCTCTGCAATGGTTTAGTGAACCGATCACCGAGACTGTGACCATCAGCGGCACGGTCACGCCAAACATTCGAGGAAACGAGAGCGCGAATACTGTCAATGCAGGAGCAGGCGTTCTGATTGAGCGATGCAACAACGCAGGCGCGGTTCAAAGCACCATCGTCGCTGACACGGTTGTGGGCGCTGAGTATGGAACGTCCGATGCTGCAAGGACGGCCAACTTAACACCGACCAGTACGGCTATGGCGGTCGGTGAGAGGATCAAGGTCACACTGAAGGTAAGAAACGTAGGCACGATGGCAGCGGGAACTGTCTTCAACTCATACAACGGGCCTGCGGCTGGTGCCTCTGGCGACACTTATGTTCGCTTTGCGGAGAACATCCGCACCGACGAAGTGATTGATGTGCAGCAACCTGAAATTTACGGTTCAAACGGATACAGGGTTTAATCATGGACGACATTTGTCTTGGGGCGTACCCGACTGAGCAGGATGCTCTAGACGCAAAGGCAGCGCGGTCAGAGCCGCAGGAAGAACTTGCGGTGGTCGAGGACGGCGACCCCGAGCATCCGTGGCGCGTGTGGTGGTCTAGGCCCAATTAAACCCGAGTAGCGCATGTCATTACTGCTGTTCTTCAAGGGTGGCGCAGCAGTCGAGACTGTCGAGGTCTCATGGCTTCGTATCGAACCGGCAACGGCGCTCGAAAGCAGTGTCGCTGAGACTGCCACAGGGTCGGATTCGGTTTCATCTAATGCCGTATTTTTGGTCAGCGTTTCAGAGGGTTCCTCTGGCTCCGACCAAACATCGGCATCCCAAGATATCAGCAGTGAAACATCCGAAACTGCTTCTGGCTCTGATCAGGTATCTGCTGGGTTAAGTTTTGACAATTCGGTATCGGATAACGCTTCTGGCACCGACGAAACCTCCGCTTCGCCAGTTTTTTCTGGCGTTATTTCGGACAGCGCCTCCATATCAGACGAGGCCTCCAGTGTCGCTAATTTTGCCAGCGTAGCCTCTGAAAGCGCATCCGTTTCTGATGCGCCTTTTGCTGCCGCAAGTTTTGCAAGCGATGTTTCGGACACGGCGTCCGGCGCTGACGAGGTAATTGGTGGACTCAGTTTTTCTGGCGTTATTTCTGATAGCGCATCCGGGTCAGACCAGATTTTTAGTGTTTTTGCGCTTTCTGGAGAAGTTTCCGAAAGTGCTTCAGGCTCTGACAGTTTAAACGCTTCGCTCAGTGCCTCTGCAAGCGTACAAGAGTCCGGTTCCGCTGCCGATCAAACTTTAGCGGCGGTTGTTTTTGGCGCTTCCATTGCGGACACGGCGAGCGCCTCTGACCAAAATTTTTCCGCAGTTAATTTTGCAGTTGCCGTTTCGGACACGGCAAGCATTTCCGATCAAAGCGCGGCATCGGTTACTTTTTTTGCGGTCGTCCTTGAGACCGGCTCGGCTTCTGACGAAATAATTGCGGAGATAGTCACCGTACTTATTTTTGCCAGTGTTGCCGAAACGGCGTCTGGCTCTGATCAGAACGATGCATCACTGGAATACGCTCCAAGCATTCTGGAGTCGGGGGGTATTACAGACGAAGTCTTGAGTCTGGCAAGTTATTTCGGCCAAGTCTCGGAGCAGTCATCGGCAATCGATGCCCCGGAGGCAAGCGCAAGTTTTATCGTAACGATCACAGAGTCCAACTCTGTTTCCGAAACGATTGCGGCTATCAAGGTTTTTGACGGCAGCGTATCTGAGTCATCTTCGGCGTCTGATGCACTGGCTGGAAGCCCGGTCTACGTCGGGGTAATTTTAGAAGCCGCTTCGGGAACTGACGTTGCCTTGAGCAACTTGAGTGTGCTTGTTGAGGTTTCTGACTCCGCCGTTGCAAGTGAAATAAACTCTGCATCTGCGTTGTTTTTTGTGGTATCAGAGCAGAGCGCCACAGGATCTGACTCAATAAGTGTCAGGCTTAGATGGGAAGTGATCAATGATTCTCAGACCGTCATTTGGTCTGGGGTCAACGACAGCCAGTCGGTAACATGGCAGGGTGTAAACACTGGTCAATCGGTAACGTGGCAGGTTATCAATGATGGTCAATCAGTGACATGGCAAGTCATCAATGACGGCCAATCAGTTGTCTGGGTTCCAATAAACACCAACTGACAAAACAGTAAATATCGACTGGAAAAAACATGGCATCCACATACTCCGGCCTCAAAATCGAACTGATCGGCCTTGGCGAACAAGTTGGCACTTGGGGAACCACAACCAACACCAATCTTGGCACAACGATTGAGCAGGCCATTGTTGGAAAGGCAACCGTAAACTTTTCAACAGACGCCAACAAGACGCTGAACTTCACTAATACAAATGCGGCGCAGGATGCGCGGGCTTTGTTTTTGGAGGCTACGTCCAGTGTCAGTCTTTCTGCCACAAGAGACCTGATTGTCCCGGCAATCAACAAGACCTACATCGTCAAGAACTCTACGACTGGCGGTCAGAGTATTCGGGTTATCTCTGTTGGCACTGGGGTGACCATCCCCAGTGGCAAGACGGCTATTCTGTACAACGATGCCACAAACGTTTCTTTCCAGTTTGACTACGCTGGCGCACTGTCTCTTGCGGGTGATTTGATTGCCGGGGGCAATGTCACCGCCTACTCTGACATTAGGCTCAAAACAAATCTTCAACAAATCCCGGACGCTCTCGCAAAGGTTGAGAGTCTGACCGGGTACACCTACACGCGCACAGATACCGGCGAGCGTCAGACGGGCCTTGTGGCGCAGGACGTCGAGAAGGTGCTGCCCGAAGCGGTTGTGCAAGGCGAGCATTTGGCGCTTGCATACGGCAACATGGTTGGTCTGCTGGTCGAGGCAATCAAGGAGTTGTCTGACCGTATTGAGAAACTGGAGGCGAAATGACCCTCCCGGTTTCAGGCCCGATCTCCATGCAAGATGTAAACGTGGAGTTAAGCCAGTCTCCAACAAATGAGATTGCGCTTAATGACGTTAATGTCCGGTCTTTGTTTCAAGTTCCAAGTGGAACGATTTCTTTGAGTGACGGGTACGGGAAGCCATCAATTAACAACTGGATGGCTTATTTAAATTTGGGCGCTTCTGTTGAAACGTATGCAACATCTATCGCCGTAGACCAAAACGGAAATCTTTATTCTGTTATTTATACAATCACGGCGAGCGCAATTACAAAACACAACGCTGCTGGCAGTCTGCAATGGGCAAAGTTATTTGATGACGCAGTATATATCGATTCAATTGCAACAGATTCCATCGGAAACATTTATGTTGCCGGCTCTTATTTCACAAGCATTACATCGGCAATTTTATTGAAATTTAATTCTTCCGGATCAATTGTTTGGCAAAAAACACTTGATAGCCCAAGTGATGACGCTGGGTTTAACGGTGTTGCAATTGATGCATCAGACGATGTTTATGTAGCCGGATACTCTTACGAAACTGGGTACACTGGAAATGTTTTGGGCATTTTGGTCAAATACAATTCATCCGGAACTTTGCAGTGGCAAAAAGAATACTCAACAACAAGCACATATTTTTATCATTATTTCAAAAACATAAAAATCGATCAATCAACTGGAAACATTTATGTATCTGGCAGTCAGTATATAGACACAGTTCTTGAGTTTCCAAAGGTTTTGTTTTTGATTTTAAATTCTTCTGGCGGTGTTTTGCTTCAAAGATTGGTGGAAGTTGAGCCTGATACAAATGCACTTAACTCCATTGACTTTGACTCATCCGGAAATGTTTACATTCTTGCACCGACAGTATATCCCGGCCCCAGCGGGCTTTTTTGTAAATTTAATTCCAGTGGGACAATGCAATGGCAAAAAACAGATGTCCCAGTCGGTTCTATAAATATTTTTAACGGATACATTTATGTTACCGGCTCTCCCGTGCCAGATGAATTATTGATTTCAAAATACGATCTTTCCGGGAATTTAATTTTACAAAGAAATATTGCAACCGCTTCTGTTGACTGGAATGGAAGATTGGGCGCTGGATTTGGGTCAGATTTTTATGTATTTGGCAAAACACCGCAGCCATTCACATCTATCATTTACGATGCATTTTTAGCAAAATTGCCATTAGACGGGACAAAAACTGGGGTTTATTCCCCGTTTACATATTCTTCAACGTCATATCCGGATAGTGTGAGCGCGTTTACTGTTGCGTTTTCTTTTTATAATTTTTTGACTTCATCTCTTGTCGGAGGCACTTCTTCTGTAACTGTTTCTAATCTTGGAATTACAAACAATTTGATTTCTGTATAAAAATGACTCTGCCCTCATCCGGAACTATCTCCATGCAAGATGTAAACGTGGAGTTGAGTCAATCATCGACTGGGGTCGTGTCCCTGAACGATGCAAATGTCCGCTCACTTTTTGAAGTTCTAAGCGGAACCATTTCCCTGAGTGATGGATACGGCAAGCCATCAAATTGGTTTTCTACCATCACTGGCGGCACTGGATCTTCTTCAGGTGCATACAGTGGAGTTGCGGTTGATTCCAGTGGAAATATTTACGGAATAATCGAAAATTCAGGCACAGGATCAAATGCAGGAATTTTGGTAAAACAAAATTCTTCCGGCTCTTTGGAGTGGGCAGTTCAGTTCCCTGACTCATCTTTTGTTTTGACTGGCGTTGTTGTTGACTCAATGAACAACAATGATGTTGTTGTGTCTGGCAATTATTACGCCGGATCCACCCCGATTGGATTTTTAGCACGATTCAATTCTTTGGGGCAGGGTTTGTGGCAAACGGATTTTTATATTCCCGGCGATCATTTGGTTAGTTTAAATTCAATTGCCATTGATTCGGCTGGCAGTGTTTACGGCGCAGGGGTTGGTTTTGACACAGATGATGACGAATATTATGGCTTGGTTGTTAAATGCACCAGCGCAGGAGGCCTTTCTTTTAAGAATGGATACAAATCCACAACACCGGGTGAGTTTGTTAGTTTTGCTTGTGTTTGTGTTAACAACACCCCCGCTGCCGTTTATGTAGGTGGCACTTACAGTTATTATTACAATCCACTGATTTTAAAAATGGGTTTTGACGGCAGCGAACTAGGCAGTGGATATATAAACGAAGATTTTTATATCGATTACTCAGTAAAAAGCATTGCGCTTGATGATTTTGGAAGTGTTTATTTAAGCGCAACTGCTCTTCCTGTTAACGGCGAAACCCAAGGGTTTTTGTGCAAATTTACTTCTGGCCTTTCTATTGATTGGTCACAGTTAATACCTTATGTAATTACCGGAATCAGCAGTTCTGGTGGAAGTGTTAACGTATCCTGCAACACATCAAGCGATACCATTTTATTTATCAAATACACAACCGGCGGATCAATTTTTTTTGCAAGATCGTTGTCGGCATTGGGTGGCGTTTATACGCCAACTGGCGGCGGCAGCAGGTCTTATGCTTATGGGAATAATTTTTATATCCCAATGAGTAATGCAGATAGGCCTGTAATATTTAAAGCCCCAACTGATGGATCTTTGATCGGGACTTACACGCCTTTTACATATTCTGCCGTATCAATTGGCGGCGGCGGTGCGACGGGCACAATGTCCTCGCTGTCCCATACGTTTTCTTCTATATCGACACTGTCATCTGCCGGCGGCATCCCGTCAGTGAATTTTGTGTCACTCACAAATCTTTTAACCCCAATGTAAACGGGTGTCTTTATGATTCCAGTCGTCGGCGCTTTATTGGATATCGGCAGCAAGTTAATTGACAAACTTATCCCGGATCCAGAGGCAAAAGCAAAGGCTCAACTCGATCTCGCGAAGATGGCCCAAGACGGCGAACTCGCAAAGATTGCAAACGACACCAAACTTTATGAGATCGAGCAGTCCGGTGTTTCAAGTCGATGGTCTGCCGACATGGGTTCTGATTCTTGGCTTTCCAAGAACATTCGACCTGCCACTCTTGCGTATATCCTGAGCGCATACCTTGCGCTTGCCGTGCTGGACGGCTTTGGGTTTAAAGTGGCAGAGGCTTACGTCACCCTGCTTGGGCAGTGGGGGATGCTTGTGATGTCTGCCTACTTTGGCGGCAGGACTCTTGAAAAAATCATGGACATCCGCGCACAAAAGCGCGACAAGGAGTGATCATGGCTTTCCAACTTTCGCAGCGCAGCCTGAGCAAACTTGAGGGCGTCAACCCAAAATTGGTTGAAGTGGTCAAGCGAGCCATTGAAATCACGACCGTTGACTTTGGCGTGGTCGAAGGGCTACGCACAAAAGAACGGCAGATCGAACTGTTTGAGAAGGGCGCAAGCCAAATCCGAGAAGGCGGAACTCATGTCGAAGGTCGGGCAGTAGACCTCATGGCCTACATTGATGATCGCGGCAGTTGGGAACTGAATCTGTACGACAACATTGCCGACGCGATGAAACAAGCGGCAATCGAAAAAGGCGTTGGCGTTCGATGGGGGGCGGCTTGGAATGTTCCGGACATTCGTTCATGGGGCGGAACAATGGAAGAGGCCATGAATTACTACATCGATAGTCGGCGCAAGCAGGGCCAGAGGCCGTTTATTGATGGGCCTCATTTTGAACTTGTAGGCTAAACACAAAGTTTAAACGCCATGACATTTAGCAAATTCAAACTCAAGCCCGGAATCAATCGCGACACAACCAATTACTCGAACGAAGGCGGTTATTACGAGTCAGAGAAGATTCGCTTTTTGTCTGGCTACCCGCAAAAGATTGGCGGGTGGGCGCGTCAGCCCACGATATCGATGACCGGCGTATGCCGGAATATGTTCAATTACGTTTCGAGCGACAGCAACAACATTCTCTGGCTTGGCACAAACAATCATCTGTACGCAGAGGTTGGCGGCAATCTTAAAGACCTGACTCCGGTGCGCGATGTTTTTACGTCACCTGCCACTGACAACTGTTTTGATACATCGATTGGCTCAAACATTGTCAATGTCAACATCGTGGGGCACAACATCCCAAATGAAGGCCAGTTGGTAATTTTTTCTGGCGTTGTTGGCCCAATTGGCGGAATACCGGCAAGCGAATTTAATACAGAATTTACCGTTTACTCGGTCATCGACAGCGACAACTTTCAGGTTCAAGTCACAACAGAAGCAACCAGCACGGCGACTGGCGGCGGAACAGGGATAACGGCAACCTGTTTAATTGATGTTGGGGCAGAGGTTGGTTACTTTGGATACGGCTGGAGTTCTGGCGTTTGGAGCCGTTTGGGATGGGGTACGGGCACTATAGAACCCCTAAACATCCAACAGCGTGATTGGTGGTATGACCAGTTCGATGACGACACGGTCATGAACATCAAAAATGGCACTCCGTATTACTGGGCATACGACTCTTCGTTTACAACGCGAGCCATTGCAATGGCAACCGCCGCGACATCCGCAGGTTTTGTCGGGGCTGATGTTCCGGCAGAGGTTATGCAGTTACTTGTTTCTCAAAACGACCGGCATCTTTGCGCGTTCGGAGCAACTCAATTTGGGTCTGCTGATTTTGACCCGATGCTAATTCGATGGGCATCTCAAGGACAGCCATTGAACTGGACGCCGTCTCCAACAAATTCCGCTGGTTTTTACAGACTGTCTCGCGGCTCAAAAATTGTCCGGGCGATTACAACACGGCAAGAGATTTTCGTCCTCACCGACTCAACCTTTTACTCAATGCAATTTACTGGGACGACCGATGTTTTTGCATTCCAAGAAACCGGGGAGAACATTTCTGTTGCAAGCGCAAAGTCCATTTCGGTTGCAAACAACGTTGCATATTGGATGGGCATTGACAAGTTTTATGCGTACAACGGCAGGGTTGAAACGCTGCCATGTACATTGAGAAATCAAGTATTTAATAACCTGAATTACGCCCAGCGAGAGCAGGTTATTTCAGGAACAAACGAAAAATGGAATGAGGTTTGGTGGTTCTATCCGACCGGCGGAAGTTTGGTTCCTGACAGTTATGTCATTTACAACTACGCAGAACAACTTTGGTACTACGGCACACTGGAAAGAACCGCTTGGCTTGACTCCGCTTTGCGTGAATATCCGATGGCAGTTAAGAGGCCTTATCTCTACAACCATGAATACGGCGTAGACGATGACGATGCGCCGATGATCTCTTACATCACATCTGCCGACTCTGACCTTGTTGATGGCGAAGAGTTTCTTTTGATCAGGAGAATTATTCCTGACATCAACTTTGCCGGCTCAACATCTCTTGCGCCCAAGGTTTACATGACCGTTAAGCCAAGGAACTTCCCCGGATCTGATTACATCAGCGCAAATCAGCCGGAAATTGAACTGTCAACCACAGTGCCCGTTGAGCAGTACACGGCGCAAATTTTTATCCGGGCTAGGGCGCGGCAAATGGGCCTTAAAATCTACTCCGAGGATCTTGGGGTGATGTGGCAAATGGGCCTCCCGAGGGTTGACGGGCGCAAGGACGGCAAGCGGTGATTATCAAAAACTTCAAAGCGCCGGCTCTTTCAATTCCGCCGCCGGCGTATGACCGTCTGCAACAAACAGACCATGTCCGTGCGTTGCGGCTTTACTTCAATTTGCTTGACGACTTCCTTAACACACTAACGAACGAGGTCAACGGGTTTATGCAGCCCTTCTCTGCTACATCTTTTGATGCGTTCGGCAGGCTCAGAATTTCTCAGCCATACACGATCTTTGATAGCCAAAACAGGTATCAAAAAGATCCACAATTCAGCGAAGAGTTGGTCACTGGCGGCACTGCCACTTACGTTGCGAATGAGTCGAGCGTTGACTTGGCGGTCACGACATCGTTAGGCAGCAAGGCGGTAAGGCAGTCATTTCGGGTTTTCCCGTATCAGCCCGGGAAAAGTTTGGAGGTGCTTGCTACGTTCGTAATGAATGCGGGCAAGACCAACCTTCGGCAGCGTGTCGGCTACTTCAACACAAGCAACGGGGTATTTTTCCAACTCAACGGCACGACCAAGTCTTTTGTTCTGAGAACAAACACATCAGGGACGCCAAGCGACACGCGAACCGTTGATCAAGCGAATTGGAATGGCGACAAATTAGACGGAACCGGGGAGTCTCAATTAATCCTCGATGTCACCAAGGCTCAAATCCTGTACATGGACTTTGAATGGCTTGGAGTTGGTTCGGTTCGATGTGGCTTTGTGATCAATGGTCAGTTTATTGTTTGCCACACGTTTAACAATGCAAACGATATCGACAAGGTGTACATGACGACGGCAATCCTGCCGGTTCGTTATGAAATAGAAAACACTGGCGTCACTGCATCCGCATCCACTCTGACGCAAATTTGTTCTTCCGTTGTTTCAGAAGGCGGTTACGATCAAAAGTCTGCACTGACATGGGCGCGGATGACTTCGGCAACATCTGTCAGCACGACATTTGAGCCGCTGGTATCTATCCGCCTGAAAAGCACCGCGCTTGGTGCGGTGGTCATCCCGTCTATTTTTACCGCCCTTCCAATCGGCGCTACGGGTGACTTTGAGGTGGCTCTAATCAAGAACCCGTCCGCTTTGACGGGAGCCTCTTGGTCAAGTCTTTCGACAAATGTTGAATACGACATTGCCTCAACAGCGATGACCGGAGGTACTATTGTCGAGACTTCGTTTGTCGCAGGCAGTAATCAAGGCTCCAGCGCAGCGTCTTCCGGGGCGGATTACAATTTTGACCTGCAACTTGGCGCATCAATCTCCGGCACAAGTGATGTGTACACACTGGCCGCACGAACAATATCTGGCAGCGACAACATCATTGGCGCTTTGTCATTCTTCGATCTAACTGATTGACGTTTAAACACTAACAGGGATAATGTCAACATGAACCAAGCCGCTCAATACTTGGCAAGTCGAGGCAGGCATGGGGACACGATGCTGGTGCATATGTCCCCTCAAGAAGTCGGTGGTCTTCAGGCTCTTGCGCGTAGCGGAGGGACGACCCTGACGGTCAACCCTGATACGGGTATGCCGGAGGCGTTCAGCCTCAAAAACCTGCTGCCTATGATTGCTGGTATTGCTCTCGGCCCTGCTGGGCTTGGATTGAGCGCGTTGCAAGCAGGCATGGTTACTGGCGGTCTTGGCGCTTTGGCAACCGGCAGTTTAAAAGAAGGCCTGATGGCGGGTCTTGGTGCTGCTGGCGGTGCTGGTCTTGGCGGGACTATGGCTAATCTTGCCTCCCCTGCTGCTGCCGCCCCCGCTGCCGGCCTGTCTGTTGCAAATGCAACACCAGCCGCATCCGGGTTTGCAACCCCGGGACTTGAGACTGGCGCATACGCCGCTCCTGCGGCAACGCAGGCGGCAACTCAAACAACAATGCCTCAAATCGGAGCAAGTCTCTCTGGAAGTCAGGCCGCTGGATTGCAGGCTCCTAGCCTTGGCAGTTTGCCGGCTTCCGCCCCGGGGTATTCGACGGTTGGATCTTTCGAGAGTTCCGCGCTGGCAGAACCTCTTACGGCAACTCAAAAGTTTGATCGTCTGATTGAGGGCGGCAAACAGGCATTTGGTTCAACAAAAGCCGCAGGAGAGTTTCTGGGCGGCAACAAAATGAACCTTGCAATGGCTACAGCGCCGGCAATGTTTGCGGAGCCTGAGCAACCTGAAAAACCAGAGTCTTATATCCGTCCGTACTCACTGGATGTAACAAATACATCAGATGCTCCAGCCGATCCCGGCGGCATTGAGCGCGAGCGACTGCGGTATCGATACACGGCAGGCACGCCTTATCGCGCAGCGCAAGGCGGCATTGTGGCTTTTGCTGAAGGCGGGCCGGCGGATGTCAGCGCAACCGGCCTTGGCTCCGAGCAAACGACAAACGGCTTGGAGTTAAACACAAGCCCGACAAGGGTCAGCCCTGAGTTGGCTAATGTATATCGTTCCATTCAGCAGACACAACTTCAGGCGGGACTCAATCCGCTTGACCTGTCTAAAATGCAAGTGATGGCTCGCGACCCGATTTCTCTCAAAGCGTTTACAGGGTATCGCAGCAAAGATCACGGCGTTTATATGCCGAAAGCAACAGATTCAAGTCTCTACAACGCCGCTAGGGAAGCAGAGGCAGCAGCAGCGGCAGCAGCGGCAAACCAAAGCGCGGGAGGCGAAGGGGGCGACATCGGAGCGCCGGATGCAGGAATAGATGCAGAACTGGGCTTTGCACCGTATGGCGGCGTTGACTCTGACCCCGGGCCGAGCATTGATGCAGAACTTGGATTTGCTGGGTATGGAGACGCAGACGCATCTCCAGACTCCGGCTTTGGCTCCGGCCTTAGTGCTGATACGGGTTTCGGCGGGTTTGGTTTGGGCAGCGACCCGGGAGAACTAGGCGGTCTTGACGCCGCCCTTGGCGGGCTGGACGTTGGTTTTGGTGACGTTGGAAGCGACAGTGGTTTTGGCTCGGGTCTTGGAGCCGCTACAGGTTTTGGCGGATTTGGTAGCGATGGTAGCGATGCTTCATCTGCCGACAGTGGTTTTGGCTCAGGTCTTGGGGCTGGCACAGGTTTTGGCGGATTTGGTGATTCCGGTGATTCCGGCGATGCCGGCAGCGGTGACGGCAGCGGTGACGGTGGCGGTGGCGGCGGTGACGGCGGTGGTGGCGGTGACGGCGGTGGCGGCGGTGACGGAGAGCGAGCCGGCGGTTTAATTAAGAAAAAAATGGCCGATGGCGGAATTGCCCGTTACCGCGATGTCCGTAAGCCCATCAACCGAATGGCAGATCCGTATGATTTTGCCGACTACCGCAACCCCCGCGCCATGTCTCAAGCGGCCATGAAGAACTTTGCAGGAGGAGGTTTAAACTCTGTGCCAAGGTTTCTGTCGGGCGGCGGGGATGGCATGAGCGACTCCATCCCTGCGACGATCAACAACCGTCAGCCTGCTCGACTGGCAGATGGAGAGTTTGTGATCCCGGCGGATGTTGTGAGTCATCTTGGCAACGGCTCAAGCAAAGCAGGCGCAAAGCAACTGTATGCCATGATGGATCGCATTCGTCAGCAACGCACAGGCAAAAAGCGCCAAGCCCCTGCGGTTAATGCTCGACGGTCTATGCCGGCATGAATGCCCAAGTAAAAACTGAATGGTTTGGCGGCAATCAAGACGCATTCCAAATGTGTCAAGCCCTTATCGATTTATCGCATGGATGGGATGATCTGATCGACAAAGACAAGCCGGTTTCCGACAATCAAATTAACCATTTGTTTTTGACCGCTCTTGTTTACTTGCCTTCAAACCCTTTTTACAGAAAGATTCAAGACTCAATTCTCCCAATGTGGATTACGGTTGTGTCCGCCTATGAAACGGCCAACCATTTTGAAAAAGAAAAAGATCCGCATGGAATTGAGATCGCGCATTCTTTGAGATATGCGGCGGGGCACATCATTGCTTTTGCAATTCATGTATGCGTAGGCCCGGAGAAGGCAAAACAATTTTTGCCAGAAATGTGGAAGGCTGCATTTTTTGAGCGATTCGATGAGTATCGCAAGGAGCATTTAAATGCCATTTGACAGCGGCGGCGGCAGTTCTGCGCCCACTCAAACGAGTACGGTTACCATTCCAGAGTACGCAAAACCGTACATGGAAACCGTTCTTGGGAAAACAGAAGCCCTGACAAGCAAGCCATACCAAGTGTATGGTGAAGAACGGCTTGCCGGCCCCAGTGAACTGCAGACACAAGCGCGTACCTCCATTGGAGGCATGGGCCTTCCGGGCCAGTTTGATATGGGCACTGGCATGGCTGGCGCTGGAGGCATCTCAGCCCTTGGCGCTGGTCAGCAATATTTAAACGCTGTCAGAGACCCCGGCGCTACGCAGCAATTCATGTCTCCGTATATGCAGAATGTTGTTGAACTGCAAAAGGCGGCGGCTATTCGGGATGCTCAGAAATCTCAACTGGGCGCTGATCTTGGCGCTGCCCGTCAAGGCACTTACGGCGGCGCTCGCCAACTTTTGGCAAGCACAGAGCGCGAGAAGGCTTTGGGCGGTCAATTGGCGGACATCCAAGCCAAGGGCACTCAGTCTGCTTATGAGCAGGCCATGAAGAATATGCAGTTTGGAACAGAGGCTGGCCTTCGCGGTGCTGCCACTGGCATTCAGGCTGGGCAAACCCTTGGGCAACTTGGCACTGCGCAGCAACAGGCAGGCATTGATCTGGCAAAGGCTCAGGAAGCGTTTGGCGGTCTTGAGCAGGCAGAGCAGCAGAGAGCAAAAGACCTTGCATATCAAGACTTCCTGACCCAAGAGCAGTACCCGTATAAACAACTTGGCTTCATGTCAGACATTCTTCGCGGTAGTGCAAATCTTGCGGCCACTGGCGGCAAGGCAGTGTATGACGCGCCTCCAAGTCAGTTGTCTCAGTTGGTTGGCCCGGGTCTGTTGGGCCTCGGTATCTACCGAGAGTTCATGAAATAAGAGAGCGTTATGAATCTGATTCAATTGTCAGAGCGACTGAAGGATGTCAAAGATTCAGTGCTGCTCCAAGAAGTTCAGACTCCCAGTGGCGCGTATCCCGCCTATCTTATTGTGACCGAGATGGGTCGTCGCAAACGGATGCGCGATCAGGCTGCCCAAGAAGCACCGTCAACCACGGTCACCGAAGACCTTGCTCGCCCGACCCGGGAGCAATTGATGGCGGCAATGGCTCGGCGTCAGGCAGAGCAGGCTCAGGCCATGATGGCCCAGCCCATGACTGATCCCATGAGCCTGATCCAGAATCAGGCTCAACGTTTAAACGCTCCGGGGATCATGGCAGCACCTCAAGCATCTCAAGCCTTGGCCGCTCAGGATGTTATGGGCGCTCAACCGGCAGTGCGCATGGCTGGCGGAGGCGCGGTGGCGTTTGCTCGCGGTGGAGATATTCATTATGACGACCGTGGTGCTGTTCGTTTCCAAAATCAAGGCATGGTTCCTAGATATGGGATGCGCTTTGAGGATCTGCCTGAGCCGTCTGTGCGTTATGCCAGTACATTGCCCGACATTCTTGGCAATCTTTTTAGTCGCGGCGGAGAGCGCATTGATCCTGTAACTGGAGAT